TGAACCGCCCGCGCCGCCGCCACCAGAACCGCTTATGCCGTTAGTGGTTGTGGTCGTAGTTGCGGTTCCTCCGTTTCCCCCGTTAAAATTTGTACCTGTACCGCCAGTTCCCGGAGTTGCGGTGCGGACTGATGCGGTGGCAGATGAACTTGCCCCGGTGCCGCCGCCAGCAGAATAAGTTCCACCAGATGGATTGGGTATGGTTGTGCTTCCGCCCGTACCACCAGTGCTACTTGTCGCAACAGCGGTGCTGCCAGCAGCGCCGCCAACGCCAATCGAAATTGATGAAATTGCCGTTGATGCGCCAATTAAATAATTTGAAACCTGAGTGTACCCGCCGCCACCGCCGCCAGACCCGCCCGCCTTGCTTGAGGAGGAAAAATACGCGGCGGCGGCCCCGCCCCCACCAGCGCCAACAAGGTAGATGGCGTTATTGGACGGGTTCCAATCAGCGGGCGTCGTCCAAGATGTTACTGCGGTATCGGAAATGTAGTAGACCACTTGCGGATAAGTGACAAACGCAGCGCCGCTTACGCGCCCATTGTTGGTTGAGTTGCCGCCCACATACCATGTGTAGGGCGTGGAACCATTTGATGTTGCTGTGTCAGGGGTAAATATCAAATCGCGCAGGGCCAAATAGTCGCCGCGCGGCGTACCAGTGCCGGTGTAGTTGATGGTCGTCGTCGTGCCGGAAGTGGGACTATTCAGGGTCAGCGTTGCGGTGGAGGTTCCGCTGATGCCGCTGGTCGAGTTGATGTTGGTGGTAATGCTGACGGGAAGTGTAATCGTCGATGAGGCGGTGGCGGCGATGCCCCCGAAGGTGTTCGTCCCCGTGACGGTAAGCGTGGTCCCCGCACCGCCGTTTGTTAGAACGCAGTTGAACGTGGACCCACCACCGGCAAATGTCCTAGAGCCGCTTGCGGGTACGAAGGTGATGTCACCGACGCCGGTCCCTGCGGTAGTTGTGAACCCAGAAGGCGCGGCGTTGTTGAAACCAGTAGTATTAGTTCCAGTTATGCGAATCGACCCACCATTAAACGTAATGCCCTTTGTGCCCGCCGCAGTCGTAATAGCCTTTGTGGTGGAAAAAGTTTTTCCGTTTAGGTCTAGCGTACCGTTTGTGAGAGTAGTTTCACCAAAACCACCAGCACTTCCATTTAGCGTAAGCGCGTCCTGAAGCACCCAAGTGCTTCCAGAGCCGTTAAAATTTATGTTGCAAAAAACCGAAAACCCACCAAAGGTGAGTGTTTTGGACCCCGTACCGGCAAATGTAATGGTAAAACCGCTAGAAACAGGATAAGACACGGTAGCCGGAGAAACTATAGTGACGCTGCCATGAATTGCCCAAGAGCCGGATGTTGCGGTAAACGAAATAGCACCATTAGTTATAGATATATTGGCGCAAGCAATAACGCTTGCGCCGATTGATACTATGTAACTGCCCGCCCTATCAAAAAAAACATTGTCCGCAGAAGTGGGGACGGTTGTGTTGGCGGGGCCTCCAGAAGAAAGTGACCAGTTGGTTGCAATGTTCCAAGATGTGTTGCCGGCTCCAATGTAATACTTATCAGTCATGGCTACACCGCCGGGTCAGCAGTGGGCTCTTCAGTGGTGGGTGCAGTGACGATTGCATACCAGTTGTCGTAGCGCGTCTGCTTCATCGCCTGAATTTCTTCAGGCGTGAAGGAATCGTAGTCGCTCACACGCATTACCAGCGCGTCCTTCAGGATGAAGGGGTCTTCGCCGATTTGAAAGCTATCGGATAGAAGACCGCTTTCCAGAATCTCGATAGGCATCAGCCCCTCCGTTCCGGCAGACGTCGGTGATCAATTACGCCAGACGAATAATGGCGTTACTGGCATCCGCAGCGGGGAACACGACGGTGAAAGTTCCGGCCGAGACCGACTTGTCAGAGCCAAAGTCAAGCACGACGACCGACTTGTTTGACTGCGTGGAGTTATAGATAAGAGCCCCACGCGCAGTGAACGTCGCGGACGTCCAAGAAGAATCCGAGAAATCCACAAAGGACGTCGTTCCGCTGCTCGACGTAACAGATCCGGTCAAGGTATTGCCGCCAGCAACGTAGGCTGTTCCGGATGTGTTGGTGATCTCGTTGGTCGCGCTATACGCCGTAGTGGTCGCATCAAGGGTAGCAGAGGAGGTGTACAGGGCAAGCTTGAACGTATCCGCCGCAGTTGACCCACGGGTGACGCTGGTGGTGAAAGCGTGAGTTCCGTTCAAGAGTTCAAGCTTGAACGAAGTACACATGAAGTTTCCGGTAAAAGCCATCAGAGCCTCCTGAGATGTTCGGCCAGTGTAGGGTGACCCGCTTCTGAGACCAGATAGCTGATCGTTGATCTGTCGCACTTTATAGCACGTTTTATATGTTCAAGGACAACCACTTCGATGGATGCCTTGAATGCTCTTGCCTGCTCCTGAATAGCAGGGTGGGCCGTATCGGCAACTTGGACAATACGATCAGCGGCCCTTTTAGCCCAGAACTCGGGGGAATGACCCCCATTGTCAGAGGCTTCAACATCTACCCCAAAGGTCTCTATGGTCGCGGCATTCACAAACATTAGTTAGCCTTCACTCTAAGGAGACCGTCGCGGTATGCGTCTGTCTCTTCGCGGCCTTCGCCGAAGTTGATCAAGCGGTTCAAGGACTCAAGGAACCGGTTGTTGTAGAACTGAAGAAGTTCTTGGTCACCCTTCATGAAAGTATACGCCTCGACCAGCGAACCGTAAAGAAGCGCCTGCTCTGCATTATTACCCAGCCAACTTGTGCCAGCAGTCACAATAGACTCAGGCTGGTAATAGTAATGAAGTTCAACCGAAAAACCACTACTAGGTACAGGAGCCAGAAGAATAGTATTTATGTCGAAAAATGAATAGTACTTCGGAACACCCTGTGCCCCAGTTGGGTTGTACTCTTGTAGGTATTCCACATCTTTGTTCAAAAGAAAAACGGTGGAACCGGAAGATGACACAGAGAGGCTAAATGGGGACAGGTAGTCACTTGGCACAGAAAGGTACTTATTACCCGCCGTGCAAACCCCCGATATGTTTTTTCTAAAAACTTGAAGGTCTACTGCATAGAGCAGCCGCTCTTCACAGTTCCTGATGAACGTGTTGATGTTATCGTTAAAGTTTGTTTCGTTGTATTCGGTGAAGTCCTTGATGGCTTGCACCAATGTCGTGTAGGTCCATGCCATAGAATCACCCTATAACGATGTTGACGACACCGACGCAGAGAACGGTCTGCGTGGATGTATGGTCAATGAGGGGGAAGATATCCTGTCCAACAGGGACAGTGATAGGTTCAAAACGATCCGGCCTAGGGTTCATTAAGGCTTGAGGCTCCGTCGGTGGGTAGATTGGAGAAAGTTGCGGGTGCTTCGGTGTCCAGCATTCCGTACATGTCCGAAGACCCTGCCACTCCCTGCGAAGGCGGGTGTACTTGTATTTAAACCCGCACCGGTCACATATTGCAATCGACCTTGAGCCGTTGGCGTAGGCGCTCATATTACACCACCCGGTAGAAGTTCTGCACGGGGGTTAGCTTCAAGGCCGCTCGGTCACGGTCCTCACCCGACGCACGCTCAAACTCCTCTTCGTAAGAAGCCCGGAGCATCTGGGCGCGCTCCGGGGCCTTCTTGAGGGATAGATAGTAGGCAAGACCAGCAGCTAGACACGGGTAGAACCTAAACGGAACGGCGAGAGTATTTGCGCCTGCAGCGGCATCATCAATGCGAACAAGCTTGTTGACGATGATGTAGTAGGTCGTGTTCGGCTTGGGCCACAGATAAAGTTCGGGAGTAATCTGCCTGTCCACAAAGTACTGAACCGGACGTCCCGGCGTCAGCTTGTTTGGGATGTTGAGATAGTACTCCCTGCTGACCCGTTGAACAGTCAGATCCACCTGTGTGGATGTTCCGGAGTTTGTGGTAAACCGGACAACAGCCGATATGATGTCAATCGTGGACGCAGAAAGCGTGTAATGCTCGCTGCTAGGGGTGACCGTAATGATCTCCTCTTGGATAGTCCACTGATTGAGACCACGGTTAGCCCATTCAGCAAGCAACAGATTCAGGCTGCGGCGAGCCGTGCGCTGGTCGTAACCAGTTCGAACGTCTATGCCGCAACGCTCAAACGCCTCCTCGATGTAGTCCGCTACATCGAGTTCGAACGTCTTGGTGCCTGAAGTCGTCATTCGTTGCTACCTCAGCAAACTTTGCCGCCCTTTTTGTAGGCCGCACCCATACCACGGGTAGCGATGCCGCCGCCCTTGAGAGCGATGCCCTTACCCTTGACAGCAATACCGCCGCCCCTAAGGCCCTTCATGGATTGCTGGGCATCGTGCTTCTTATCAGCATCAGAAGCCTCGTAGTCCTTCAAAGACATACCGCGCTTCTTGGCAAGCTTTTTATCTTGAGCAAGATCCGTCTTGGAGCCTTCCCACTCTTTCGTGGTCATGCCACCCTTTTTAAAGCCCTTTTTCATCTTCTTCTCCTTCGTGGCCTTGTCAAACATACCAATGTTCATAAGCCCTGTGGGGGAGTTGCTGGCCATATCAGCACATCCTCATCTTGCCCTGACCGCGCTGGGCGATACCCGCTCCACGGACCGATCCGCCGGACTTCTTCTTGACCATACCGCCCTTGCGGTATGAATCTTCATAGCCCTCAATAGGCTTTGAGACAGACTCCTTGTCAACGGGGAACCCAGCATTCTTCTCAACCATGTTCTGGCCGACAGTCCTCAGACGTCCCGTGGTCGGGGGCTTCTCAGGCGCCTGCACATCGTTCTCACCCGCACGATAAAAACCAGAACGAACAGTGCCGTATCGCCCCTGCTTCATGTCGCTATTAACGGTAACAGAAGAACCCTTCTCCGCATCATCGTTGAGCTTCTGATTATAGTACCCTCGGGGGGAAGCTTCTTCGGAGGGGTAGGATTTTTCAGGGTCATCTACACGGGGGATGTCGCGCTTTGGGGGGAGCGGGACGGACTTCTTGGAAGACCCACCTTCCCCGGCCATACGGGTGCTATAGGACTTCCCCTCAAACTCAAAGGTCTTGTCGCCGCTATTGCGAGCCTCTTTAAAGGCTTGTTCAAAACGCATGCGTGTTGCGCTCTTAGCCATCCTACTTCCCCTTCTTAGCTTTGCCCGCCTCAGAAAGGGCGATGGCGATTGCCTGCTTGCGGTTCTTGACGACCGGACCCTTCTTGGACCCGGTGTGCAGAGTTCCTGTTTTGAACTCATGCATGACCTTGCCTATCTTGGCTTGGGCCTTTGAAGGTTTCTTGGCCACGTCACTTACCCTTCTTCTTGCCCATGGCGATCATGATCATGATGCCACCCTTCTTGGGGGGGACCTTGCCGCCCTTGTTCATGTCCATGGGGGCAGCCTTCTTCTTGACAGACCCACCCTTCTTCATACCCATGGCGGCACCGGGAGGGGGAGCCATCTCGGGAGGGGGAGCCATCTGAGGGGCCGCACTCTTGCGGGACATGGCGGCAAGAACCTCTGGCGGGGGGGCCATGGGTTTATCGGCAGCGGTAGCGCGACGGGTAGGAGCCTTCATCATGGAGTCAGCAACTGCTCGGGCTCTAGCGCGACCAGCGAGGCTGTCCTTTTTACGGTCTGGCTTACCAATCATGGCTTTGCTCCTGAGATACGGTCTAACTTTTCCTCAAGCCGGTCAAAGCGTTGCATGATCCGGTCGAGGTCGTGGTGAAGATCGTCTCTGGTGACATAGGACCTTGCGATGTTCTCGCGGGTTTCAGCTATGGCCTTCCAGAGACTGTTGTGTGTAGCTTCGGCGGCATCAACCCGTTTATTGACGTATGATAGGCCCCAAACGATGGGGCCTACCACTAAGGTCAGGATGACATTCCAGATTATGTCAGCCCCGACAGTCATCAGTACTGCTTCCGCATCACGAGGATGATCGTGTAAAAATCCCCAGAACTTGCATCAATCGTAGAAAACAAGATGTTCCCTGTTTTTCCTGTTGAGGCATTGTTAGTTAGGCCCCCAAAGTCATCAAAGGACATGGTTTGCATAACTTGCTGTGGGACCGAAAGAATAGTTACGTTTGACGAGGCTTCCCAGAACAAACGAACTTCCATCCCATGCGTCGTAGCATAAATGCGCTCAATAAGGACTGACGTGCAAGGCTGGCCCCGAAAGGAGGCCAGCGTAGCAACATCAACCTTCTTGACAGCAGTCTCACCAGTGCCATCCGAGGCATTGGTAAACTTCATGACGACCTGTTTGTCCCCTTGGAAGAGGATCTGTGTGGCAACTGTATCAGCCATCAGAGCCTCCTATCAGGGGTTGATGACGCCGGGCTGCACGTAGCTGACAACCAGATACCCAGTGCCCGTACCGGTGTTGGTTGAAGTCAGCTTGATACGGATATCAGTGGTGCCGACATTGTACCAGTTGCCGATGCGAGTTGCATCCGCGCCAGCCGTGGCGGTGATGATGCCAAGGGTGCCGCCAGCGACTGCGGAAGCGGCGGTCAAAGCCGTGGCAGAAGCAGTCGTTCCAATGCCAACGGTAGAGGCAACGCCGCTCCAGATGACGCCGACGTAGAGTTTAATGTCGGTGATGGTGCTTCCGGCGGGAAGCACGATGCTGGTCGTATAGACGCCATCAGCGCCGGGACCGGCTTGAGTCACGGCCTCTGACTGCATGAGGACGACGTTGCCAGTATTGGCAATGTCCTGCCCCAGAGTAGTTCCGGTGGTGAACTTAATCGGACCGGCCTTGATAGGACCGGAAAAAGTAGAAGTGCCCATGGTGATCTCCTGTCGTGGGTTGTCTGCCAAAGGCAGTCAGGAACTATCTAACGCTACAATAAAAAGGGGGGCGGCACAAGGCCAACCCCCCTAGTAGTCAGCGTATTAGACGCCTTATGCGCCGGGCGAAGCGTACATCGCGCGGGGATCAGACCAGCCGAAGCTATAACGCTCGCGGGCCTTGTAGCGGGCGTTGCCGGTCTCAAAGTCGCCTTCCATGGCGGTCTTGAGAGGGCTGCGCACGAAGTGCTTCATGCCGTTGGGAGCATCCGTCTTGACGAACCAAGCATCAGGGTCCGTCAGGAAGTGGTTGATCGCAAAGCCCTGCGGCATGTAACCACCCGACTTCAACGCATTGATGTCGTTGTCGGCGGTAGAGACACGCTGCTCAGACTTGAGGATGCGCTCGGCGGTAAACTGAAGTGCCGGGGGCAGGATCAGCTTCATGCCGCGAAGAGCAATCTTCAGGCCACGCTCGTCGATGAACGCCGCGATGTCGATCAGGGCCTGCTCCAACGAAGTCTCGTTGAGATCGGCCGCAGTCGCCAGCGTGTTCGACCAAGTTCCGCCACCAGTGGTGTTGTGCGCGTTGTAGATCAACGGAGCGCCGTCTCCACCCAGATAGCTGGACGAGAAAGCGTTGTTGAGTACAGAAGCGCCCTTCACCTGTTTGGTGTTGGACATCGAACGCGCCAGAGCGCGGGTGTAGCGGGCACTGAGCTTGTCGTAGAGGTTGTCCTCAACGGCTTCCTCAGTGATCGCAAACGCGAGAGCGATGGTCTCGTGCGTATAGCGGGCAGTGAAAGCTTCACCAGCCGTATCGTACGTGATCGCCGCGCCTTCGCCCTTCACAGGGGCCTGACCAAAGCCAGACAGCATGACCTCTTCCTCAAACGCACGGTCCGAAGACTCGGTGTCGAAGATCTCGGTATGCTCGTTGTCGTATCGGTCGTACTCCATACCGAAGAGGGCGTTAAGACCCGGCTCCAGTTCCTTCAGGAGTTGTGAACGAGTGATTGCCATTGTTCAAACTCCCTTAGATACCCGCACCAGTACCGTTAGCATTGTAACGGTAGAAGTGGTTGTTGAGGAGGACGATAGCCAGACGACCCGCGACGGCAGCATCCGAATTGGCAGGAGTGTCCTCGAAGCCAAGAATACGGAGGTTCAGCGTGTTGGTCGTGTTGGCCGTCGAGACGGCGAGAACTGCGGAGGAGATCCCCGTAGTCGTGCTGCCGCTGGTGGCGGTAGCAAAGTTAGCGTTGGAGTGGACAAGCGAGTCCGCAGCCGCAGCGTTGGTGTTGATCAGGAAGACCTGATCGGGATGGGCAGAGACGATGCCGGTAGCGATGGAGTTCGCATAGCAGGCAGCGGTGCCGGGGAAGAACGGCGACCACTTGGGCTTGCCGGTCAGGTCGATGTAGTTACAGCCAAGAAACGCGCCCAGAATCGGGACGGTGCCGCCAGCAGCAGCACCGACAATGTCGATCATGCCATTGGAAAGCGGGATCACAGGGGAGCCCTGATAGATCACGCTGGAGGTACCGGCAGTCGCCGAGGTCTGAATGTTGAACACAATGTCGCCATTGGTGTTCGCGCCGCTTCCAAGCATACGATACGGGCGAAGCCCGAACGAGGCATTGATATTTGCCATTGCTTAGATCCTTGTTGGAAGGTTATTCGGTCGGCCTGTTTCCGCCGAAAGTAACCCGGGTTTGACGTTCAGGTTTGATGATAGGCATAGACGGGTGGTTTTCACGCAGGAGATCGTTGTCCACCGCCGCAAGCTGATCGGAGGCTTGTCGGTGGTAATAGGCGTTTCTCTGGGAAGCCGTCTCTAAAGGAAAGCGGGCTAGGATAAGACCACCTACTCCGATGACGCCAGCATGGACGCCATCTTGGATGGTCGGGGCCGTAAAGTCCGGGTGTTCCTCGGCGCGAACTGGTTCAAAGCCTTCGCGTAGGCGGGCGGAAAAGTTCTTCCGGTCATCAAACCCGTTGGTCTCTACACGAATCCAACGGTGCGTGTACCCCTCGGGAGGGGGCGGTGCGTCCAAAGAGGACGGGGGTTTCCAAGGTTGCGCACGAACAGCCTTGGCACGGGTAGTCTCAGAGCGAGGGGTACGATCCATCTTTTGATCCTTAACCGGACATCTTCTGAGCATGCCTTGCATACTCTTCTAAACTAACACCAAGCCTCTTGGCAATAGAGACTTGAGACGGAGTCAACTTTACCTGTCTTTTACCATCGCTACGTTGGTTTCCGCGAGCTGAGGCAACAGGGGAAGAAGACTGGTTAGAGCGTTGAAACTTATGGGGAAACTCGTTTCTCACTCGTTTATCCAGCTCCACGTAGTAGTCATCGCTTCTTGGGTCATACCCATCCACTTCGACAAGTTTCCTATGCAAATGCATAGCAGCTTGAGTCATTATTTCGTCCGTACCGAACCAAGAGTTCTTTTCTGCCCAGTCCTCGGCCTTCGGATCAGGGCGATTTTCGGGGGTAGGGGGAGCGTATGGCTGCTGAACTTCGCGCGGCAGGCTCTCTTCATGCTGACGGCGCATCTTTTGAGAGCGAAGACGGTCGTTTTCCACAGCTAAATTTGCAAGCATGTGCTGGGCATTGATCTGCCCATCGACATCGTTCATGTCGATTGACTGCCGCATCTTTTCTTTAGCAAGGACTTCCTGCGCCCTAAGCCGGTTATCAAACTCCTGAACAAGGGTTTTGTCCAGGATCTCGGCCCGTGACTTGTGGGTATCCACCTCTCCACGTAGACCACGAGCGTAGTCCAAAGCTGCCTGCTCACGCCTCTCGGCCTCACGAAGGCGGTAGGTCAGCTTGTCAATACGGCGCTTGACGCTCTCCGTTTGGGCATCTACGTCGTCTTTTGCGGAAGACGACGGTTTTTCAGGCTCGACGGAGATTTCAACTTTTGACTCCGTGTCCTCAATCTCAACTTCAATGTGGTCGTCTTTTTCTTCAGCCATGGGTTTCTCCTTGGTGCGCGGCGTCAGACATGCTTGATGTCATCAGGATCCGCGATGGTTGCGATGACCTCGTCATCGTTGATGATGCGGACTTCACCGCCCTCGATGCGGAAGCGCGCACCGGCATAGCGGCCAATGGTGACCCAATCGCCCTTCTTGCACCACGGTCCGTTGGGGTATTTATTCTTATCGCTGTAGGCATCTGGACCTACGGCAAGAACATACGCGACAACGGTCGCCAGACTTTGGGCAGCGATGTACTCTTCGGGGACGTACACACTCCCAATCTTGTTCTTCCCCCGGTAGGGGAGAATCAAAAGACGCCATCCCGTCGGCTGGGGAAGCCGAGCAACAATAGAGTCTGGGATTTTGGTGGGGTCTAGAACTCGCTCCTCGGCCTTGACATAGGCATCATTGAGGATCGGGGAGGTTTCTACGGGGGTCTGTTTTGCCAAGGATTTGGCAAGATGTTCAGGGAGTACGAGACTCGTCATCAGCAAAAGTATCCTGCTTCAGCAGAAGGCGGACTTCGCGTTCAACCTCAGACCAAACTTCAAGTTTGCCCCTCAGATGACGGAAAGCGGCGAAGTCCTGAACCGAGCCTTCTGTAATCGCTTCAGACACAACTGTTCGCCGTTCACGGATTACCTTAAGCAATCTGTCAACAAAGTAAAGATCTGACACCTTGTTTCCCCCATCAGCGGATGACGAACTTCGTAGCGCGCATCTGGAGACCAAAGCCACGGGCAGTCATTTCACCGGCCCGACCACCCGAGTTAGAAAAACCCTTCTTGGGGGAGGGGGGAATGGGGAGGGACTGTTCGACGGCATAAGGAATGGAACCTTGGCCCTCGATCTCAAGGGAAGTGGAAACGGAGGGGGTCTTCATCTGGGCATGTGTCATGGTCTGCTCCTTACGGTTTCTTGGAAGCTTCGCGGATCTTATCGGAAGACGGGTACCCTATTTTTGAATAGTCGACCGTGGGTTTGGAGACAACGAAGTCCCTTGCTGGCACAGCCTGTCCAGTTGAAGTAACTACTGTTGACTCTTTTTGGGCTCTATTGGGGTCAAAGTTTGCAGCATCAAACTTTGCATTCGCAGTTGCTTCCCACGTAGTAGACTTATCACCGGGGTTCTCTTTTATAAATTTCTTGGCCTCTACCGTAAATATGTCGTTGAACTTGTCAGGCGTGATTTCCCCGGACTTAAGCTTGTTCAACCAATAGTCATACCCAGCCTGATCAATCTGGTCTACGGCATCACCAAAACCCTTACGTCCATAGGTCGCGTAGGCGTCCTTGATCATTTTATCATAGGCGGAAAGAACCGTCTTTGTGACCGGGTCATTTGGATTGTTTGACAGGTACTTAGCGACGTCGGCGTAGAAGGTCTTGTTGAAGTCATCCGTAGTAAGCTCGCCCTTCTGAAGCTTATCTAGCCAAGAGTTGTAGCCAGCCTGATCAATATTAGATCCGACACGTCCGATTGAGGCGTACGCCTTGTCAACCATTGACTTGAATAGGGCAGACTTTTCGGCCGTGGTGTCGATAGTGGTGCCCGTTTTAGTGGTGTCCGTTTTAGTGGTGTCCGTTGTAGTGGTGCCCGTGGTTGTTTTGCCAGTGGTGGTTCCCGTCTGCTTTTTTAGGTAGTCCTGAACGTACTTCGTCAAAGCATTATTGGGGTTTGCCGTAATATAGTCATTTACCGCAGTATTGAACGAGGACGAAATGGTGTTGGGGTTTTCGGCTCCCGTGTTCAATTTATTGAGCCAATAGTCGTACCCCTCCTTGTCAATCTGGTTTGTATTGGACCCAATACCCGTACGACCAATCCCGCCGTACAGGCCCGTGACAATGGAGTCGTAGTTGGTACCCGCCGTAGTACCCGCCGTAGTACCCGCCGTAGTACCCGCCGTAGTACCCGCCGTAGTACCCGCCGTAGTACCCGCCGTAGTACCGACAGAGGATGAGCTTCGGTTGTTCAGGTAATCCTGCACGTACTTGGATGTTGCGTCGTTGGGGTTTGCAGACAAGTAGTCCTTAACGCCTGTGTCAAACGCCGACCCGATTGTGTTGGTCGTCAAGGCCCCGGTGTCCAGCTTATTTTTCCAGTAGTCATAGCCACCTTGATCAATCTGGTTTGTATTGGACCCAATACCCGTACGACCAATCCCGCCGTACAAATCTTTGATCAGGGAGTCGTAGTCTGATCCACCAGAAACGGAACCGCCGTCAGCGTAGTACTGCTCGCGCTGTGTACGAGAAGGTCCCTTTTGCCACATGCTGTTCGCCTCGCTCATCTGGTCCTCGTAGGACGAGTATCCGCCACCGGCAGCTAGGGGGAGATTATAGAGACCAGCAACTGTTTTCCACTCGGAAAGCTGCTGGCGGTCCATGCTGCCAATGTCCGTGTAGGCTTGCTTGGCAAGCGTCTTTGCATACTCCTGCAAACGGGGACTGTCGCCCTCGAACATGGGGGTGAAGTCCACGCTTCCTCCTTCAGCAAAACCCAAGTATGGGGAGGTGTAGTCGCCCGTGTTTCCCATCATGCCTGTCATAGGTAAGAAATTAAAATTGTCCATGACGCTCAAGCGAGTACCGGTGTTGTCACCCATCCCTTTACCGCCAGAGAACGACATGCCCATGTCGTATGTCCCCATCCCTGTGTTGTAGCTGTTGGGGTCTACAGAGTTGTAGTTCAGATTGTTCTGAAGCGACTGGTTCAGGTAATCGTTCGATTGCTGCATGATCTGGTCATTGACCGTGCTGGTGGTCCCCAAGTTGTAGGCATCAAATGGGTTGGTCGCAGTCAGGTCCTCGCCATTGTTTTGCAAGGCAGCAAGGGCAGCAAGTTCGCTCTCGCTAGGCCTCTTTGCAAGTTCGGGGCGATAGATGGCGTTCTTCTCAGCCTGAAGTTTGGCCAGATATTCTGTTATGTCGTTTCTATCTTCAGCGTCGTAATAGGTGTTGTATTTGCTCTGCCCTATCCCCCCGGGGATAACTTTTCCGACGCGGTCTGTTCCGGGGGAAGGTAGACCATTTTGAAACCCGCGCCAGTCCGTCTGCGTAGTCAAAACTTTGTTCTGACCTTCGGTAAAGTAATCATCCAAGGCCTGCTTTGCGGTGGCTACCCGAGCCTGAATTTTAGGGTCTGTGCTGGAGAGCATATTGTTGATGCTTGAGTTCTTCTTGATACCCTCAACTTGATCGGGGGTAATCAATCCGGAAAGGGTCTTTGCTCTCCCATAATTGGAAGCAGCTTGACTGTTTGCTGCCAAACGGTTTCCAAGGGCTTCAGCTAGAGCGCGATCCTGTGCGTAAACAGTCCCCTGATTTGCGGGAAGATACCCCTCATTCTCACCGAGCATCGCGCGCAGCATTTTATCGTAGTCCTGCGACGTTGGCGTATACCCAAAATACGTCTTCCAAGAACTGGGGGAAGTTGTCGGAGCGGCCATCTCCTTTGTGGCGTCACTCATGACGCCCGTCTTTCTTCCCGCCTCTTGAACAAGAGCTTCGTCAGAATTACGAGACTGGTATTCGGGGGAACTCATGATGTTTAATGCAACATCCGAATAAGACTGGCCGCTATTCAACCTACCCTTCCAATAGTCCAAGCCAGCTTGGTCGGCATCACGGCCAAGGAGACCCTGATATAAGCCGCTAACAAGCTGGGTATTCTGGTAATCCTTGATGTACTTAGACATCTCATCTTTTGGATTGGCTTTTACGTAGTTTTCAATACCGGACTGGAAAGTAGGGGCGATAGTGTCAACTGTTTGCTGACCGCTCTTAAGGGCATTGATCCAGTGGTTTCGACCGGCCTCGTCAACTTGATTGACATTGGAACCAGAACCGGTACGCCCAACGGAGGCATAGAGCTTGTCTACAACTGCGCCATAATCTGGATCTGCCGCTGTAGAGGAGACGTCCGTTTGCGTTGCAGCACCGCCCGTGGCGTAGCCCTTGGGCAAGGTTGCGATTCCACCGCCGGCGTAGGAAAGTCTCGGGATAGGGAGCATGGCAATCTGCCTAGGTTCAGACATACCCTTGGTGGCGTTCAAGAGGACATCGAGGGAGTATCTCTCCTTGCGGGAAGAGTTTGTATCTGACTCGGGAGGGGCATCCTCGGAAGAAGCGAGGACATCTGAAGTTGACTGATCAACTGGGGGAGAAGTTCCAAGAGCGGCATATTGCCCCTTGTTGGATCCCCCATCATACAGGCCCATGACCTTATTGGCAAAGGCCCCGGCGGGCATGTCGGATCTACCGCCGTTGTTCTCTACGGCATCAGCGGCAACATCAGGGTCCTTGTAGACCTTGCCCAAAGCAGAGGCGGCAGGAGCATCAGCATTTGTCAGAAGGGCTACCGCACCCCCAGCACCTTGTTGATGAGCCAAGTAAAGCATCCGTCCATCCGGATTCTCCACGCCGTTCTGTTGGAGGATGGCCCTGTTCTGAACAGCCAGACGCGCCGCAGCGTCTGCCGAAGCTTCAAGATCATACGGATCCGAAAGCCCCATGCTCTTAGCAGTTCTCGGCATGAACTGGAAAGGTCCCGCTGCTCCGCTCGTTTCATTGTAAAGCTTCTTTCCGCCGCCGCTTTCGATCTGCTCCACGCGTGAAAGATACCCGCTGGGAAGACGGTACTTGGCTTCTATTCTGGAGAAGAGTTCCTGTTTAGATGCCATCACACCCTCTTTGATTCACGGGCACGGGCCATGGACACGTTGGCGCGAAGCTGCTGGATGTCCTCCAAGGAGGCCCGCTTCTCGTTGTCCTCAGCCTGTTTCTGCGCGAGTTTGCGCTCATCGAGGTCAATACGCAAGGCAGCTTCTTCCGCTTTCAGCTTCACCGCCTGCTCGCGGATATCAAGATCGCGCTGCTGCAAGGCAACCAAGGGATCTTCCTTGGCATCGGGGGACAGTTGCTGCAAGACTTGGGCAATCAACTGAGCCTCAATACCCGCCGCTACCTTCTGCATCAAGGGCATGGGGGGAGGAGGAGGGGCCATTTGCATGGGGGCACCGGTCCGTGGATCGAGGACCGTGGGCATCGATTGCTGGGCCTGCTGTGCTTGCTCCATGGCCTGCTTCATCGCCATGTGAGTAATGTGCTGGAATACATGGCCAAGCAAAATCCCGTAGACTGCCGGGGAAGTCTGGATCAGGTTTGTCCGGATGAAGGCGATGTGTGACGCAATATGGGCCTCATGCTCCTGATCAGGAAACGCCATCAACTGAGGCGCGCCCGAGGGAACCAGCATCGACCTAGCGTTCTCCATGGCCGGACCTTCCGGCTGCGGCTGTTGCGGAGGCGGCAGGATCAAGTCGATATCCCGCACCCCAAGGGCCGAATACATCCGATGATACGCCTCGTACTGGTTGTGTATCTGCGGCGCAGCCTGCGAGAGGCGAAGCTGCTCCTGCGCCAGCGAGATGCGCTGCGTCATCGAGAAGATGTTTGGGTCAGACACCGGGATGATATCGATCCGGTCGTCAAAGTCCTGAGAGAAGATCTCTTTTCCACCCATAACGTCGTAGGGGTAGGCCTGTACACTCTCACGGATAGCCTGCGTCAGGAGCTTAAGCTCTTGCTTCTGGGCGTAATGCAGTCGCTTGTGGACCGCGCTCAACACACGGCTGCCTCGCTCCAGCAAAGCAATAGTTGTGCCAACCGGCATCTCCTGATTGGAGTCGGTCATGCCCATGTCGGTTGTCCCGACAAACTTTTCAGCCGCCGTAACGCAGAAACCAAGCAACTGCATGAGCGTTGCGCTGGGTTCCTTGTACGGAAGGGGCATCAAGCTGTCGCGGAGGCTTCCGCCGGGGGCGTCAACGTCGCGCCACTCACCCGGTTGCAGCAAGGACCCCTCATCTTGGATGCGCAAGCCCTTGGCCTTGAACCCAGCAGGCAGATTGGCCAGCGTTCCGGCGTCAATAAGTTGACGGAGGATCGAGGTCGAACTGCGAGCGAGGTTTCCGAGTAGGTGAACAAGCCCAAAGCCGTAGAAACCAAGCCCCGGCATGAACTTGTAGTGGACGAAGTACTGACGCTTGCGCTTTTTGGGGTCTGCCGGGTCGTAATTCCGCCGGATTGCCAGCACATCGAGCGTATCGGAGTTGATTGTAACGATGTACGGC